TTCCTGTTAATGAACCAACTTGTTGGTCATAATAAATTGACCATATAAAATTTGTATCTATTAAATTTGGTTCTGTAAAATTAGTTTTAAATTTATAAACAATATCAGGTGTATCACAATAATAATAGAAGAAATATCTTTCAGGATATGTTTGTGGATTAACATTGAATTGAACTAATTCAACCTTTGTTAATTCTCTATTTGTTAAGTTAAATTCATTAATCTTATTAACTAAAAAATATTGTTCATTAAGTTTAATAACATCATTATAATTTAGATTCTGAATATCTGAATATTTTAAATCAAAATAACCATTAACAAATCTTGTATTTGGGTCGTATAAATTAGTAATTCTATTCTTATAGAAAGTATTATATACATCATTTTCTGTGTATGTGTTATAGGTCTGTACACCAATATCTACTGGCAATTCTGAATTGAATAAAATAGATAAACTATCATTATTAATTTTATATTGGTCAGCAAGACCTTGTGGCATTGTATGTGAAATATTTGGTATATTTTCATAAGAATTTAAAATACCTGCTCCTGATGGTTGTAATTTAACGGTATAAGTATTATAACTGAATGTATAATTAAACACTTCACCAACTGTATCAATAAATGGATTAATACCATTCATCCAAAAGAATAATTTTGGTTTTGATTTTACACCTTTATATAACCATCTAACTTGATTGTCATAAGAACTAATTTCACTTCCTGCTGAATAATTGATACCTAATGGTAAACCAATATTGTCATCCCATCTTCTAATTAATTCTGTTGAGAATATTGTTTCAATTTTCTTTTCTTCTGATTTAAAAGATGTTGGGTTATATATAATATTCCTTCCGTATATTCTATTATTTCTAATTTTAAATTCTCTATTACCTTCATCACCATCTTCTTGGTCTGTTAGATGTAAATTACTTTCAATATAGTTTAATGCTGGTTCAACGGTGAATCCTTTATCAAATGATAATTTATCGGTCCAATCATATATTTGACCTGTCCCCATATAAAAATCAAATGGTTCTATAATAATATCATTTGGAATTTCAGGATGTGGAATAAATACCAAATTGAATTTCTTTGCAATTGATGATAATAAATCTATTTGTTTTATATTTTCATCAATAACCAAACTAAAATCCACAAAATCTCCATCACCAAAGTTTACAACTGTACCTACAGGCGATGGAAAATATCTTAATGTACTAATGTCAGCAACAGGTATATCATCATAATAAAATCCAAAATCAAATCCTTCTACCGCATTGATTGTAACTCCACTTGTTCCTGCTGGTATTAATCCAAATTCACTATACGGAAACATATTGGCAAAACCATATGTAATATCATCTAAACAAAAACAAGGAATCCCTGTTCCTCTTTTACAAACAAAAATGTTTAAAGTAGATGGTGCAATTGTACTACCACTATAAATTAACTCAACACCTTCTTTTGGTAACTCTTGTATGTTATTTAATTTATAACTAAACTTAGTTCCCTCAGAACTAAAATAACCATATAGATATAATGATTTAATCCACGGCGTGTTCATAAAATCACCGCTAATGGAATAACCATATGTTTTAAACATTAATTGAATTAAACTCCAAACATTCAATGCTGGTTTTAATTGATTATCTCTTAATCCTGTTGTTGGTGAGTTAATATAATATTCTTCTACACCTGCAGCGTATGCTTGTGTTGTACCTGTGTAAGCAGCAATTGGTGATGTTGATGTATAAAGTCTTGTTTGTTCGGGAGTTGATCCTGAAAGGTTTGGTAATGTTGCGCCACTTGTACTTTCATAATTGTAACCATTGTGAACAATAGGATAAAAAAATGGATAAGGATATTCATCTTCTTTAAAAAAGTTTGATACATACCATCTTTCTCCAACTCTATCTTTATTAAAATAATGATTAAATGTAAATTCATTTGGTGAATAAAGAACAGTATCTTCAGTACCATATTCTAAATCTTTTAAAAGATTATTACCCATCTTACCAAACAAATCACCAATTGTTGAATATAATGTTACGTCATATTCTTTCTTTGAATCTAATACAGATACTTTATTTAATCTCATATAACCCTTAAAATAGGATTGGTCATTTAATAAAACCTCAACATTAACTCTTTGTGTAGCATTAAAATATAATGATTGTGCGTCCACATTAAAAAAATCCTCAAAGAATCTATTGTTCTTTTTTGAACCAGGTAATATTAAACCAACTGAATAGTCTGAATTTTTCTTACCAATATCTTGTAACTCAGCAATGGATTTATTTAACCTAATAGGAATGTCACCGTATAAATCTAAAAATTGATATTGAGTTATTGGGTTCCAAAACGATGGGTTACTTGGAGGTACGTTATTTGTATTACCAGTTACTAAAGAAACATAAGGGTCACCATCATATTGTGCTATTTGATTAACACCATATGTTGTACCCGTTGACCACGTACTTCCTGATATAGTATCGGGAATATTTGTTAAAACTCTTAATACTGTTTGTTGTTGACTCATAAATTAAAATCCTCTGTTTACAAAGAATGTATCTGCGTTCTTCAATGTTATTTTGTACTTATTCAATTTTTGATGGTTCTTATTAATTGTTTGTACTTCTGTTGATAAAATTTGAACAGGTCTTAAATCCTTATAAACTTTATCTTGTCTATCCATCGGTGATATAAAATCATCTTGAACTAAATAAACTTGTGGTGAATAGAATAGTTGTTCTAACCAATTACCAAATGGAACCGATAGATAATCAGATTCCAATACAATTTCTTTATCTAATGCAACATCAAATGTTTTAACAGTTCTACCAAAATCTCTATCGGGTGCTGCTAAATCTGTTGAATAATATCTACTATCGTATGTTTGTGTTCTAATCTTTTTTGTATCTTGTCTGTACGCTGTGAATGTGTAATAATCATATCCACCCCTTGTATTTAAAAACGCAAGTCTTGTATTTTCAGGTTTACAGTTTACATCAATATAGAAATAGAATTGTTCTGATACAGGACCTATTGGACCTATGGATGTTCTACTTGCACTATTTGTTGGATAAGCATAAAACAATTGAACCGTATAATATGCTACATTACTCCAATCAATTGAACTTACAAATACATTGTCAATATCCACTGGTCCACATGGTAGTGAAAATACTTTTAATGTATCAGTATATCCTGTTGGTGATGCATATGTTGTACCTGAGAAATTTAATTGTTGGTTAAATGAATAACCAGATATTTTTACATTATCCTCATCAAAAAATTCAAATACTGCGTAGTCTGCTTCTATTACCATTCTGTCCCCTGATTGTCCGTTTAGGTAATATAATACATAATTTTCTGAATCTTGTATATACTGAATGCGTGGTGCATCAGTTAAAAATCTTGCTGTCTCACTCATCTCAGGTAGAGATGGATAATCCATAAGATATTGTGACATTGGACTTAATCTTCTATTAATATCAATTGTATTAATAGTTAATCCTGTTCCAACAACAGTTCCAATTTCTTGGTCAAAGTTTGGAAGGATGTATTTGTCTGTTGCCATCTGAAAGGCACCACCAACATAATCAAAGTACTCACCTGTATTGGTAAATCCTGATGCTGTAAATCCTGTTGATGTTACACAGTTTGGAATGTTTGTATAATGGTCATAATCGTTTGATGGAGTATTACCACTATATTCTGTTATTTGAGTTGTGCCTGACAAATAACTATAACCATACTTGTAATTGGCATTAATACTATTTGGGTATGGATTGTTGATATTAATTTGATCTGTTGTACTATACCAATTGTTCAACCAATAATATGTGTAATGTTGTGATTGAACATAGTTAGACATATAATCGTATGGTCTTAAATTAAAATAATACGAATAGGTAGAACCTGATAATGTAATTTCATATGGAACCAAAGACATTCTACCAACCTTTGAACCATTACCATACAAATCAACATCTAATTGCATGGAAGAAACATATGTGTCTCCTGTTAGAGTAATACCATAAGTTCCACCCCTTTGATAAACCATATCGGTTGACCTACGTAATTGTGTATTACTATTTAAACCATTACTGTATAATTGTGTGTATCCAAATGTTGGCATATTATATTCCTTCTATTAAATTGATTAATTCTTCGTAAGCCTCATCACCTAAAAGTTCCATTATCTTTGGGTCGTTACCTATCATTTCAAGTGCTACGTCCAAAAAGTTGGATGGTCTTATTCCGAATTTCTTTATGTTATTTTGTATTGCGAACGCAAAACTTCTTCTTTTTATAAATTGTCCTTTCTTGTCTCTTCCCTGTAATCCTCTACTCTTAATCCATTGTTCAATAGCACTAATTGGAACACCTTTCTTTCCTGGCAATCTTCCTGATTGTACCCATTGTGCGTATTTTTCCATTATAACCTTAATAGTATCAGGTATTGTACTTATACCAGTTTGACCTTTTAAAAATTTTCTTCTACTAATTTTAGAATATGTAGTTCCACCTTTTTGAAATTGTACTTGTATACTATCTCTCAACTTACCAGATGCAACCTTATTACCGACACCCTTAAACTTGGCAAACCCAAATGGGTAACGCTTTTGTTCAAGGGTCTTTTTTAATATACTTTCAATAATAGGTGCAATTTTTTCTACGTCCATGTTATGATGGGTTTATAATTAAAAATGCTACAGTATCTGTGTCTCCGTTATGGTTTGATGTTATTGTAAATGTATTTGTTCCTTTTGATGATACAACAACAGGTCCTGCGTTAGGGTGATTGTTAGTTTGTTTAGTTAAGTATATTAAACTATTTGCTGTAACTAAAGTATTTGATACAGTTGCTGTACCAGGGTTTCCACCATCTAACGCTACTGTTCCCATAGTCTTATTTGAACCTGATGCGAATAATACGTTACCCGATACATTTAATGAACCTGTAACAGTTGTGTTACCATTAACATTTAATGAACCTGTTACTTCAACAGGGAATCCCATTTGTATTGGAACGTTTGCTCCTGAACCACTCTTAAATAAATAAGCATTTGATTCTGATTGTGATTTGACAACAAAATGTCTATCAACTTGTGGTCCCAAAGAAGATGGCATTTGACCAATTAAAATATTCTGTGAACCACTTATTATGTTTTCTGTATTACCAATAATGATATTGATTGAACCTGATTTAAAGTTTCCACCTGTTGGTAATACCAAGAAGTTTTGTGAACCTGTTGAAAACTGTGAATTAAATCCACCCAATAATATATTGTTTGTTCCGTCTGCGAACTTGTTTTGTGTTCCACTAAATTCACCAATTGCGGTTGTATATTTATTTGCGTTACGATATAATGTAACACCTGCTCCAAATCCTATTCTTGTAATATTATCAGTTCCATCATTGAAACCAAGACTCATTGCTCCTGATACATTTAATGAACCTGTGATTGTTGTATTATTACCATTGATGTTTAATGAACCTGTGATTGATTGAGTACTACCTGCTGAACCTGTTGTGATTAATCCATTTCTATTTCCATCACCAACTGTAACACCATTCAAACTTAATGAACCTGTTATACTTACTGAACCTGTGATTCTTGTATTGTTTGTATTATCAACGTGTATTGCGTTTCTTCTATTACCTGCTCCTGTTCCTGTTCCTACAACAAATACAGCGTCTTGTGAACTTTCTTGTAATGAACCTGTTGCGTTGAACCTACCAACTATAACTGTACCACCTGCGGTTGTTGATGTGTTTGATGCTGATACAATTAAACTATCACCTAATACCGCTGTTGATACTAAGTGTCCACCTGTTGAAGTTGAATAATCTGAATTAACCCTATTATTTATGCCTAATATTGTATTATCATTGAATTGTCTTCTATTAGCACTATTACTACCTGAAACTGTAATAAAGTTTCCAGTACCACCAAATATATTACGTTGAACGTTTATGTTATTTACTGCTGCTGAAACTGATGATGAATAGTTATTTTGTACTGTTATACCACCACCAATGTTTTGTTGTAATATTCCTACTGATGAACTTGCTTGGTTTAATGTTACACCAGCACCACCAATTATATTATTAAAATATTGTGAGTTTGAACTTAATGTTGTTGTATTTGCGTTTGATGTTAAAGTACCACCAATAATATTATTGTTTAAACTAAGACTACCTGATTGATGGTTTATTACTGTACCACCAATAATTTGGTTGTTTTGAATATTTGGTACTCCTAATACTGAACTTGTTGTAAATGTTAATGATAATGATCCGTTTAAATTGTTATTTATCATTGTAGGACTTACTAATGATGCGGTGCTTAATGTTGGTATTGTTGCAACTAAATTATTACCACCAATATAACCATATGAACCTTGTGTGAGTATTGTATTATTTCTTGTTGGGTTCATTATAATATTATTAGAACCACTAATAACAATTGAACCTGTTTGGTTTGGTACTGGTCCACCACCATTTAATAAAAAGTTAGATTGTGAAACTGGTGCTGATGATGATATAAGAAATAGTTGCGAACCACTTGACCTTGCTTCACTTGTAAAGTTTAATAAACCATTATTAACTGTATTACCAATTAATGAACCTGATATAACTGTATTACCAAGTATTAAACTACCTGTAATTACTTGTGTTGTTGATATTGAACCTGTGGTTATAACACCAACTAATGATGGACTAACACCACTTGTTCCTGATGTACCATCTGTTCCTGATGTACCGCTACTTCCGTCTTGTCCGCTAGTACCTGATGTTCCTGACGTACCATTAGAACCAACCAATCCATCCGAACCACTAGTTCCTGATGTTCCTGAAGTACCACCACTTCCACTTACACCTGATGTTCCACTGGTTCCTGAAGAACCAGCAAGACCAGATGTTCCTGATGTACCTGAACTTCCTGCCACACCACTTGTACCTGAAGTACCTGATGTTCCGTTTGTAATTGGAACATTGTTTATTGAAAAAGAACCTGAGATGTTTACCTCAGTTAAACTCATCTGTAAAGGTGAATTATCTCCATCACCTGTTTGAACGGTTTGTAATGTACCTGTTAATCCATTGGTACTATCGGTCATCTTTAAAAGACCTTGATAGGATTGTGATACGTATAAATTAGTTAATTGACCCATTTTATATTATATTTTGTGTTTTAAGTGTTTTCCCAATCTGTATTAACGTTCTTCCAAAGTTCAGCAAGTTCACTCCATGTACTACCAGGTATAAATGGTAATATAGGAAGTACACATCTATCGTACGCAAATTTCTGTACAAAGTGAAAGTCTAATATCCATCCTGAAAGAATTGTTTCTGTCTTCTCATAGAATGGTTGTGCTGTTGCGTCCCATCCTGCTTCAAAGTCTGACAAATACAACTTAGCAAAAAAGTCTTTTACTATTTCTAATTGGTCAGACAATACATCCTGTTGATTTGAAATATCGTTATTTAGTTTATCTACAAAGAACACTTTCCATCCTACGTGTATTAAACCTGTTTCAAAATGTGTTGATTCAGGCATTACATACATACGAGGATATTCAGGTTCCTGTTTTGTTATTATATCGTTTGTTAATTGTTCTACGTCACCAAATCCATAAGAATTAATTTGTTGATGTGCATCTGCAAACTCTTCAAATTTATTTAAAATGAATTGGTAACTTGTGAATTGTTCATCTTCAGGGAATTGGAAGTTACCAACTACTGGTGGTGTACAACTGTTATAATCAAACCCTACTTCAAATGATAAGTTTAATGTCCATCCACCCAAAGTTGTCTCAAACCTTTCAAGGAATGGAATAACATCAGGTCTTTGTTCTACAACCAAATCCCAACTAAAGTCTCCTTGTGCTGCTGTGAATGATTGTAATATAACTGTCCAAATATCTTTAACAATCTCCAAAGTATCAGACATTACCTCACTTTGGTTTGATTGGTCATCTTCAACTCTATCCATAATAATAATGGATAAACGATAGATTAAACGATTCTCGTCTAATTTAACTTCACCAGGTACAATATACATTCTTGTATATTTGGGTTCCTGTTTGGTTGTTAGGTCATTTGTACACTGCGCAAGGTCACCAAACCCGAAAGATTTAATCTGTTCGTGATTGTATGCTATTGAACTGAAGTACGTTAATAACTGTTTATAATTAATTGAACTTGTATTCATCTACTTTTAAATATAAAATAATCTAAAACGTTATTTGAAATTATACCATCTCCCCATTGGCCTTCTTCATTAATCTCTGTTGTTCTTCGTCATATTGAATTAAGAAGGATAATTGGTTGAGAACTTCCATTATTTTTTTATTGAAGATGTACTCATGCTTTGTAAAGTCATTTCCAGCAATTCTGTTGACGACAAGGAACCAACCGTAGACTTTCTGAAAACTATTGCCCATATCAGTTTCCTCATCTTCCATGTGAGTTTGATTTTGGTCCACATCGAAATTTTCGGGATCGAAGACAGCCGGGAATAACTTAAAAATTTGTTTGCGTAGTTGATAAAAAAAAACTGTGCTCCAAGTATATACTTCACATCTAATTTGGTTTTGAACAATTCGGCTCGTTCTTCCATCTTCTTTAAATCATATTTTTCAATGTCAAAGTCGTGTTTGGACCTTTCGTGAATAATTGGTCTATACATAATTGATGCTAGTATGTGTAACATATTCAATAGGTCATCCGCCTTCTTCGTTGAGATGGTATCCATATCCACAAATTCAGCAAAGGTTAAATCCTTCCAATTTGGAAAGAACCCATAATGAACCCCATCAATTTCAAACCTATCTTTAAATTCAGGTTTATCAACAGGTATTAATGACATTACATATGCTGCCAAATAACTTACTTCCTGATAATCAGATTCTAATAAATCCTCAACCTTTGCTCCACTTACTATGTTTAATAGTTTTGCTGCAAAATAATCCTCAGAGAATAAATCTCTAATCTTAAATATCTTAGTGTAATTCTCAATTGATATAAAGTCAGGGACATTATATTCTACTTCATCTATTTTAAATTTAATCATATATGTATATATATTTTATCCTACGAATGCAATGGAATATCTTCCTGTTGTTTTCATATTCTTTATTTCAAAGTACATTCTCATTGCCACCGCATCACTTAAATCGGGTGACTTACCAAGAACTTTCTTCATTTCATCCTTTGATATTATTGCTACCTTATTATCCTTATCAACATCTTTTAATTTAACCGCAAGTAATTCCTGTGTTAATTCATCCACCGTTGATGGTTCCATTATATTAATACTTATTTTCCCTTCTTTAAATAGTTCCGATAGTTTTACATAACATTGGGATTTTAAATTACTAAAGTTTTGGTCGTGTAATGGTCTTGCATTGTTCACAAAGTTGGTTCCTCTAATCTGGTCCGCAACTCCGCCTCCAACTCCATCACTATCCACAATTACATTATTTGGGTGTACACCGTATTTCTGTATTAGTTCCCTTATTTCGGACGATAAATCTGTGGTTGATAGTTTGGTATAGACATACACTTCCAAGACCACCAGTCCACTCCAAACAACCGCAACGGACCTGTCTGAACCAAATCTTGCTACGTCCACTGAGATATACTTCTTATCTGTTGGTTGTGGTGATAATTTAAACATACTATTGGATATACTATCAAAGTCAAAAATATTATCTGACTCATCCATATAATTCCAATCCCCTTCCAATAATCTCTTTCTTTGTTGCGGTGGTAATGACTTTAACATCTCAATATAAGATGCTGGTAAGTGTGGGTTGTCAAGGGGTAGCGCAGGAACAAACGCCATATTGTCTGGCAAGGTTTCCTGAATGTACGGAAGATAGAAAACTTTCTTCAACCAAACTTGGCCAGGATTGCAAGTAAGAAGTAATTTTGGTGCCAGACAATATTGGTCTAACTTAAATCTCATACGAGACTTGAGGATATTGTATGCAAGTTGTGATATTTGTGCTGCCTCATCAACAAATACTGCTGTAAGTTCCAAACCCCCTAATGAATCAAAGTTTGGGTCCGATGGTTGGTACTGTAAATCTTTTAATACTATCTCAGACTTGTTTGTGAATGTAATTACATTTGATTGTCCGTTATATACATAATGTTCCCCTGACTTTAATCCCATCGATTGTAGAGTTTCAAATAATGTATTGAGTGTGGTTAGTTTTAATTGTTGTAATACTGTTCTACCAATCAAACATCTAATCCCTGCGTATTTTAAACATAATGTACTAATCCAAAGACAACCTATAAAGGATTTACCAGCACCGGCGGATCCTCCGTATAATACTTCGTTAGTTGTATCATCCATTAAGAGTTTCCACGCTTGTGATTGTTTCTTAGTTAGATTTATGTTTACCTCCATATATATGTATATAAATTCCCAAAAACGAAACATTACTTTCGTCTATGATAAATTT